TTACCATTAATAGTATGTTGATTAGGTATTATATTTTCTATTTTTATAATTCCTTGGTCACATTGTATTTTAGTTCCTTTTTGAAAGCAAATTGGAGCTAATCTTGGTGCAATCAAATTTGATGCTATAGATGGATTTTTTGAGTTAATATATGCCCCAATTTGAACTATTCTTAGACCATCCCCACATTCATATAAATGAATTGCATCATCTTGTAATGTTCCACTTACATTATCATCTAAATTACTAACTACTATCTGGTTATTATTAGAAACGCTCAACCAACCACCAGAATCTTTGGCTATACTGGTTAATTGAACGGTTTCAATCCCTCCACTTAAATCTAATAATGTAAACTTATTATTCTTACTAACATTAGTTATATTATCAAACAATGAAACAAATATAGAATCATTATTTATTACAGTACTACTGCTTCCTGGAATTAATTGAATATAATTCACAAGTGTTCCTGAAATATCTGGTTGCTTTACATATCCATTAGGATTTCCAAAATTATTTATCATATACTCAAAGTTACTATCTAATTGTGCTACATACCAACTTCTATGGATGGCACCCTCAACATTATGATCTCCACTAACATATATACTACCGTCATTAGTTAACCAATTATCTATACATCTTTTACCTACCATATCAGGCAAACCTGTATTTGATATATCCTTAGTTAAAGTTATTGCGCCATAATTAGTATCCGATGAATTTACATTTACTTTATACGCATATGGAGTATATTTATTATTTTTATATACATTAGCAAAAAATATAATAGGATCTGTTCCACTTTGACTATAACTTGTTAAATTACTTATTATTAAACCTGATAAATCAAAACCGGATTCTGGTTCTTTATAATTGTAAGGAATTAATGATTCTGATGTTCCATTAGGGAAGCCCCAACTTGTATTGAATGAAGCATCATAAGTTATTGATTGTAATAAAATAGAACTATTAGATGGATCAGGATTATTTGTCCATATCCCTCCTACAATAATATTATTATTTTTTATATATATACTTGTATATCTTGATGCAATAGTTCCATTAGAAGTGTCCATAACAAAATATCCACTTATACCTTCAATTCCTCCTGTAAATGTTTGATTTACATTTCCATAAAAATCAAAAGAAAATATTATTCCTCTATCAATACTTAAATCACTATCGTTTACATATCCACATGCATATATATTTGAAGAACCAATAGCCATATCAGTTAAAGTATAATTATTAAATTTAGTATAAGATAAATCAGTAGTTAAATACCCCAACGATACATCTACCGTGGAAGTAGAACCACTATATTGATATTGTTGAATATTAGTAGAATTATTTCCAAATATTATATCTTCAACAACACAATTAGCATATTTAACAAAAACAAATGAATTAAAACTATCATTAATACCTCCATAAAAACTATAATCAGGACTTAACCCATTATTTAATGAATTATTGATTTGTGTGAAATGCTTTATTTCATACCCAGAAATATCTAAAACATTAAAAGACATTTATAATATAATTAAATATTATTTTAAAATAGTTAGTAAAATAATATTTTTAATCGAATATTTTATTTTTTTTCCAAACTTCGAACTTTACTTTCTTAGGTTCATTTATTTTTTTTACATTTTTATTATAATTATTAATATTTCCTATATTTTTTAAACACAGATCTTTTATTTTTTTATTATTATAGTTTGAATTTAATACTGCTATTAAATTATTGGGGTGTAAACTTTCTACAGGTATATTATTAGCAATAATTATTTCATGCTTATCCATTAAAATATTATATAAAACTTCCTTCTTATTTTTAATCCTTATAATATTTGTAAACTTATCTACAAATTCTTTTGCTTCAATTAACTTATTCTTAAAATATAACTTATGTTCAGGTGAACATATTAAATCTTCGGATGGCCTATTAGGTGCAAAACAATCTTTCTTGAATTTAATTAAAGTATCTTCCGTATGTATTGTGTTTGTTACAAAATTTATTGACTTACCATTAATAGTATGTTGATTAGGTATTATATTTTCTATTTTTATAATTCCTTGGTCACATTGTATTTTAGTTCCTTTTTGAAAGCAAATTGGAGCTAATCTTGGTGCAAGTAAATTTGATGATATCGCTGGATATGTAGAATTTATATATGCTCCCATTTCTACTAAGTTTAATCCGGAGGCACATTCATATAAATGCATATCTAGATTTTCTTTCGTTCCAGATAAATTATCTGCCAAGGTACTATCTATAAATTGCGAGTTATTTACTGTATTCAAATAATCAGAATATGATGCAAGCTTTTCCATAGTCTCTTTTTCAAAAGTTCCACTAACATCTAATAATGTAAATAAATTAACACTCACATCCTCCCAATGACGATGATTATTGCGTTGGGAAATATTGCCTAGGGAAAAGAACATTGTATCTTGATTAATATCTGTAGAACTACTTCCTGGTATTAATTGGATATAATTTATTATTGATCCACAAATATCTGGTTGGTTAACATATCCATTATTTCCTCCAAAATTTTCCTGCATAAAATTAAAACTACCATCTAATTGTGCTACATACCAGCTTCTAAGACCGCTATTAGGAGTATAGTCTCCACCAACATAAACACTCCCATCATTCATTAACCAATTATCTACACATTTTCTTACAAATAAGTTAGACAAACCTGTGTTGGAAACATCATTACTATATAATATTTCACCATTAGAAGAATCTACTGTATATCCGGTTGTGGTAAAATTTGCTGAACTATCAGCATTAGCAAAGAATATAACTGGATCGGATGATTTATTACTATAACTTGTTAAATTACTTAACGGTAATCCTGATACATCTGCTCCAATTGAAGATATTTTATAATTATAAGGAATATCTACTATAGAAGAACTTCCATTTGGGAACCCCCAACCAGAATTAATTGTAGCATCATAATTAATTGATGTTAATAGAATAGTTGTATTAGATGCGTCTGGATTATTAAACCATTCGCCTCCTGCAATTATATTATTTTCTTTTAAATATAAATTTTTTAGTCTTGATCCTACTTTATTTGAAGAATTATCTATAAAATAATAACCACTAACTCCTAAAACACCACTCTTAGTAAACGATTCATTTACATTTCCACTTAAGTCAAAAGAGTAAATAAATCCTATTTCTAAATTAGTTGTATTATCGCGTGCAAATCCGCAAGCATAAACATTACTAGTATCTACAGCCATATCAGTTAAATGGTAATTCCTATACCTAGTATAAGATAAATCAGTTATTAAATATCCTAAAGAAATATCTAATATTGTTCCGGAACCAGTAGAATCATATTGGGTAATGGTAGTAGAATTATTTCCAAAACTTATATCTTCAACTGTGCAATTTGAATATTTAACGAAAATCAATTTGTCTCTGAGTAAATTAACTCCACCATAAAAACTAAAGTCAGGGTTTAATCCATTAGTTAATGAATTATTAATTTGTGTAAAATGATTTAATTTAAATCCAGAAATATCTAAAACATTAAAAGACATATTTATAAAATACAATAATATTAAAAAATTGATTTTTTAAAATTAAATAAAAATTAAAGTATAATAAATCAAAATGAGCTACCAATTAGTTATTGTTGAATCTCCTGCTAAATGTCAAAAAATCGAATCTTATTTAGGTTCTGGATTTAAATGTATTGCTAGTTATGGACATATTCAAGAATTACCTGGAATTAAAAATATTGAAATGGATAATAATTTCCATCCTAATTTTCAACCTCTTCAATCTAAATCTCAACAAATTGCTAAAATACGCACAATGATAAACAAAGCATCTGAAGTATTAATTGCTACGGATGATGATAGGGAGGGTGAAGGAATTGGATGGCATTTATGTCAGGTATTTAGTTTACCACTCACAACAAAACGAATTATTTTCCATGAAATTACCAAAAATGCAATTCAAAGAGCTGTTGCTAATCCTGGAAGATTAAATTTAGATTTGATTCATGCTCAACAAGCTAGACAAATTTTAGATGTATTAGTAGGATATAAAATAAGTCCAATTTTATGGCAGCATATTTCTAGAAATTCCAAGACCGGATTATCTGCTGGTAGGTGTCAAACTCCAGCATTACGAATTGTGTATGATAATCAAAAAGAAATTGATGCGTCACCTGGTAAAAAAGTCTATAATACTACTGGTTATTTTACGCAACTAAATTTACCATTTGTATTGAATCATAATTTTGAAATTATTACCTTTAATAGTGGAGCAAATACTATGGAGGATTTTTTAGAAAAATCAGTAGAATTTGATCATATTTATTCATGTAGTAAACCAAAATCCACAACTAAAAATCCTCCAACCCCATTTACTACTAGTTCATTGCAACAAAAAGCGTCTAGTGAATTAAATATCTCTCCAAAAGAAACTATGTCTATTTGTCAAACTCTTTATGAAGCTGGTTTAATTACTTATATGAGAACAGATAGCACAACTTTTAGTGTTGAATTTATTCAAAAGGCAAGTGATTTTATTAAAGATAAATATGGTGAGCCTTATTTGAATGAAAATGTAAATAGTTTAAGTGAGAGAAAAGCTGAAAAGCCAAAAAAAGGGAAGAAATCCAAAAAAGAAGAAGAAAATAATGCACAAGAAGCACATGAAGCAATAAGACCTACAGATGTTACTTTGGAAAAAATTGCAGACTCTTATAGTCCAAAAGAGAGAAAAATGTATAATTTAATTTGGTCTGTCACAGTTGAAAGTTGTATGAGTCCTGCAAAATATTTGTCTATTGGTGCAAAGATTACAGCACCTATGGAAAAGGAATATAAACATAATGAAGAATTAGCAGAATTTCCCGGATGGAAAATAGTAAGAGGTTATGATAAAGAAAATCCAAATTACACCTTCCTTCTAACCATAAAAAATAATTCCAAGGTAAATTATAATAAAATCACTGCCAAAGTGAGTATTAAAGATTTAAAATCACATTATACGGAAGCTAAATTAGTTCAATTACTTGAAGAAAAGGGAATTGGTAGACCATCTACCTTTTCAAGTTTGATTGATAAAATTCAAGAACGAGGATATGTAAAAAAAGATAATATAACAGGAAAGAAAATTAAATGTGTTGATTATGAATTAGAAAAAGATGAATTACAAGAGATTGAGGATGAGAGAGAATTTGGAAATGAAAAAAATAAATTAGTTATTCAACCCCTTGGTGTGCTTGTTTTAGAATTCTTGATTCAACATTTTGATAAGTTATTTGACTATGAATATACCAAAAATATGGAGACTAATTTAGATAGTATAGCTAAAGGTGATAAAGTATGGCATCATTTATGTAAAGAATGCTCGGATGATATAGATGAGTGTTCCAAGGATTTGAAAACAGTTGATAAAAAAACAATTCAAATTGATGAGAAGCATGTATTTATGATAGGAAAATATGGACCAGTTATTAAGAAACAAGAGGGTGAAAAGGCTATTTTTATAAATTGTAGAAAGGATTTGGATATGGATAAATTAGAAAAAGGAGAATATGTGTTAGAAGATTTAATAGAAAAGCAAAGTTCAAATAAAATTATTGGAAAATATAAAAAAGATAATGTCATACTAAAAAAAGGTAAATTTGGAAATTATATTGAATGGGGAACAAATAAGAAATCGTTGAATGGAATTCAAAAAGAAGTAGATGAAATTACGATGGAAGATCTAATACCGATTATTGAAAATAAAGTGACCTTAAATACTTCAATGGTCAGAGAAATTAATCAAGATATTAGTATAAGAAATGGAAAATATGGTCATTATATTTATTATAAAACAAAAAAAATGACCAAACCTAAATTTATTAAATTGGCTGGATTTAAAGGTGAGTATAATACATGTGCAAAAGAGGAAATAGAACAATATGTTTCTAAGAATTAAACTGGGTGAATTAAATTAAAACATTGAATTATATTACAATCTTCACATATACCTACTACACCATAAGGTTTAAGGAATATTAAATTATGATTATATCTTACACAATCATTTTTTTTCCATTTTTGATGATAAATAAAATGAAAATTTGTAGGAATTCTTTGATGACATCTTTTAAAACCTTCAATTGATTCATCTGTAATAGAGGGTAATTCACTATTAGATTGATTATCTATAGGCCATTGAGGGAATCTTCTTCTTAAGGTAGAAGGTAGTCGCTGTGATCTACAATCTGGGCATTTACCATTCCAGTTATTAATGCAATTAGGATGATACAGATGTGTACATTGAAAGATTTTAATGCACTCATTTTCATCCAAATTTTCTAAACAAATCGAGCATGATTTCATATTATTTGGGTTTTCCAAATAATTACAGTGTTGATAAACACCTGGTAATGAAGTATTTTTTTCCATTTAATTGAATGGGATTTAATTAATTAAATTCAATTTTATTTGTAATTAAAGACTATATTCTGCAGGAACTCTTACAACATAATCTCGTGCTATTTCATCTTTAAGTTGGTTAAAAGCAATATTAAAATTAAAATAATACTAATTTTAAAAGAGTGTTTTGAATTTTTTACAAATAGTCATTCCATGTCGCACTGGAAAATCTTCACTATGTTTAGATTGATCTGTTGAAATACTAAAAATATCATAACCTAATTGTTTAAATATATTAACCATAATTCGTTCGACTGGTTGGTGGGCATATCCGTTTTCTTTTTCAATATAACGACCACCGTGGTTATAAGGTGGGTAATGTAGGTTTGTATCGTGTAAAGCTAAAATTGTATTATCATTTATAATATTATTATTTACAAATTTTTGATAAATATTCATTTGTATCATATCGTGACAATCAAAAAAAATTAAATCTAAAGGTTTATTATCTAACTCATTTATTGTTAAATCTAAAGCATTCTTAATTATAACTTTATGGTTTTCACCAAGAACAGGAACTGGGTTTAAATCACAAGTATACAAAATTCCGTTTTTACTAAAAGATAATGCTTTTAAAAAATTATTAGCACTGTAACCACTTAAACCACCTATTTCTAAAATTCGTTCTAATCTACAACCACGAATAATAGAATATAAAAATAAAGCTTCATCATCCTGAATAGGTCCAGAAACATTTTGATTTTCTGGTTGTGTTAAATGAGTTAAATCATAATTTACCATTTATAATTTAATAGAAATTTTTTTTTAAGTATAAAACGAATTAAAGACTATATTCTGCAGGAACTCTTACAACATAATCTCGTGCTATTTCATCTTTAAGTTGGTTAAAAGCAATAGTAAAATTAAAATTACAATCTTTAAATTCAACAAGTCGTCCATCATGATATCTAAATTTGAATTTTAATTTTTTTATTTTATCAATAGGAGGATGATATTGGGCAACATTTTGTAGAAATCCGTTTCTAGAATCAAAAATTTGTGAATTTGGCGTGGCTGTAATTGGTATTTTGGCGAATGCGGAGTTCACTTTTCCATTATAATCATTGTTATAGGTATTAGTTGTTCTCATAGGATAGGGGTATAGTTCGTCCATTGTATTATATTTATCAATTTCCATATATATAGCCGAATCACCAAACATACATATAGTATTGGGAGCTGCAATATAATAAGCATGTGGAGTTTCACTAGGAGGTAAAATAGAAGTATTTGGAATTAACCAGTCATAACTAGCATATTCAAATGAAAAATTTGATGATATATCAATAGGATTGTAAATAGCTTTATTAAATCCTAAATATGAGGGTAATCCCCAATTAGCATATTGATACCATACATCATTAGGTTGGTTATCATTAACTATAGCATCACAAGGCACATCATAAGATATTTTTTCAGTAAAATTAAATTGAAAATTATCAAAATTATTCCCAAAATACATTTTCTGACCTACTTGATCATAATAAACTAAAAAATTATCATACACCGCACCACCTAATCCTGCTTCATTTACTAAAAAATTAGTAACTGCTTGATTCATTAAATTCTGAATTTCCGTAGCCATTTCAGAAGGAGTAAAAAATCCTTCTTGTATGGTTATTTCATAAGGAACAGTAGATTGGGCTTCAAGTGCTAAATATTTAGAAGTTTCGATTGATACATTTGGAATAATGTAAAATTGCATTTTAATATTTTGCTGATTATTACTAAATACATATTGATTACCTGGTAATTCAATTTCTACTAATCTAAATGACTGTACATTAGTAAGAGTTTCAGGTAGAGTAACTTCAAAATGGTTAGCATTGGCCCATTGACTTACATCTCTATCTTGACTATGAAATGTCACTAATTTTCTATCTAATACATAGGTATTTTGCCTTCTAATTAGTTGATGTTCATTATTTACATTATATTGTGGGAAATGACTCATAATATAATTTAAACAAAGAAATAAATTAAATATTTTAAATGTATTATAAATATAAATGAGTTCTTCACGAAGATTTAGACCTACTACTGTTTCTGGCGGAGAAAACATATTCTGGCAAAAAAAGACAGGAGATAATTTTACTATAGAACTAATTCCAGAGACAGGGGTAAATTCAGTATTTATAAAAAAAAATTTACAAGTTGCAAATGAAATTACAGTAACTTCCTCGGAAAAAGAAAAAGAACATATTAAAGATATCCAAAATGATGTAGATGAAATTTTAAAATTAAATCCTAAAGAGTATAATTACACTAATGACTCCAAAATTCATTTTGGATTAATTGCTGAAGAAGTAGAAAAGATATATCCAAATCTGGTGTCTGACCATAATGAACTAGGAAAGAGCTTAAATTATTTAGAAATAGTGCCTCTTTTAATTCTAAAAATCCAAGATTTACAAAATCAAATTGATAAACTAAAACGAAAATAATTCATATAAATTAAAAAATAATAACATAATTTATATGACAAATAAAACTAATTATAAACAAAAAGGAGGACAATCATTAGCTATAACAAATGGAAATAATAATCAACAACTTACTATTACTGATGGTAAAACTACTGCTGATAAATTTGTACCAGTTAAAAGAATCCCATATGATATTCAAATTTTTTCATTTTTATGTATTTTAGGTATAATTTTTAGAATTATTTTTGCTAGATCTACTAAGGATTATGCTACAGCTACAGTTTGGGGCTACAGCTTTACTCTCTTAGCTCTTTGTGGACTAGTTATTAGTTCTTTCGCGATTTCTAATAAAAATCAATTCTCTCAAGGAGTAGTCGGGTTTATGAAGACCTTAGTCTCGGATTCTTTACCCATTATTTTAACTTTAGTAATCATCGCCTTAATCGTATTTCAAAATATTACTTTTTATAATCAAATTAATAGTGGAAAAGTAGCTGACGAATATTACTCTTTTTCAGGTGTTTCTGCCTTTTTGATTTTAGTACAAGTTGCTTTAGTTGTTAATTTTTTATTTGATAAATTAAAACAATATACATCAAGCAAAGAGAATAAAGGAGATATAATGGGAGCACTTGCATCTGAATTAAATAGCATTATATTAATTCTTACTGTTACAAATATAGCTTTTATAGGAATGATACAAGTTGTATTAAAATATTTTTCAACCGACGGGTAAAATTTTAAAAGTTAATCCATATTCTTTTTCATTTTCCCATACTCCCGATATTTTTAAAATAAAATTATTGGGTGGTTTATTGGAATCAGAAGAAGGAAAAATTTTCAAACTACCAGTATTTAATGATTCATAAATATTTAATTTTTGAATTTTGTTAGAATGATTGTAGTTATTTAATATCTCTTTTTCAATACGGAATATATTATTAAGTAAATCGCGATTATTATTCAAGTCAAAATTATATTTTATTTTTTTAAAATAACTCTCCTTACTGGATATGTTTATATTCATTAATATATATATTCCATTCAATATTAAATCTTCAGTTGAATAAATTAATTTTATAAATTGGCTATTCGCCATAATAGTGTTCTCTATAGGTTCATAAAAGTATATATGATTTTTTTGGAATTGATTATAAGTTAATATAACATTCATCGATATAATAATTATTGTTTTATCTTTATTCTATTTATTAAATAGATTTATTCGTAAAAATGATTAAAGATTTCATAAATAGTAATATATATGAAATTTTTTGAAACCAATTTTAATGAATATCTTAATACTTCCAATCATGAAAATTTACATCCTAATTTTATTAAATATTTTTCTCAATTCCCAAATACTATTGAAAACTTAAAAAATATTGTTTTTTATGGACCACCTGGAATTGGCAAATACACACAAGTTCTTCGTTGCATTAAAAAATATAGTCCATCAGAATTAAAATATGAAAAAAAACTTATTTGCAATTTCAATAAAACAAATTATTTTTTTAAAATTAGTGATATTCATTTTGAAATTGATATGGCTTTGTTAGGCTGTAATGCCAAATTATTATGGAATGATATATTTATTAATATAGTGGATGTATTATCCTCTAGAGTAAATAAAAATGGAATTATTTTATGTAAAAACTTTCATAAAATCCACTCTGAATTATTAGACTGTTTTTATAGTTATATTCAAAAAAATTATACAAGTATTAATATTATATTCTTTATTTTAACTGAGAGTATTTCTTTTATACCTGACAATATAATTAATACATGTCATATTGTTTCCGTTCCCCGTCCTAGTAAAACTTCATATAATAAAATTGTCAATAAAAAATTACCTAATACCTTAAATATCAAAAATATTACAAATATTAAAAGCTTATATTGTAATGAAATTATAATTAATAATAATGTGCATAATTATTTGGATAAATTATATAACTTCTTATGTAATCCTGACTTAATTAAATTTACTACATTCAGGGATGAGATTTACGATATTTTTATTTATGATATTGATATTGGTTTTACTTTATGGAATATAATTTACAGATTATTAAAAGAAAATAAAATTACCGAAGCTAATTATTCATATGTCTTTATTGAAACCTATTCCTTTTTACAATTTTATAATAATAATTATAGACCTATTTATCACTTAGAGAATTATTTATATAAAATAATAAATCTCATTAATGAACTTTAATAAAGCATGTACAATTTTACAAATTAATACTACATTTTCAGAGGTAGATTTAAAAAAATCTTATCGCATCATGGCTTTAAAATACCATCCCGATAAAAATCCACATAATCAGAAGGAATCAGAAGAAAAATTTAAAGAAATTCAGGAATCATATGAATTTTTAAGCAATCATTTACAATATAATAAAGAAACTAATACAGCCAATTCAGATTACAATTCTATTTTTTCTGATTTTCTCTCTTCGTTCTTTAATAATGGTTCTCCTGAAGTAAATAAAATTGTTAACTCTATTTTAAGAGATGGTCAAAATGCATCTATAAAGTTATTTGAAAAATTAGATAAGGATACAGCGATCAAAATATTTGAATTTATTAATAATTATCAACATATCTTATATGTATCTAAAGAAACAGTCGATAAATTAAAAGAAATTATAAATAAAAAGATTGAAAATGATAATATGATTATTTTAAATCCTACATTAGAAGATTTACTAAATGATAATATTTATGTTTTAAAATTTGAAGAAGAAAAATATTTTATACCTTTATGGCATGATGAAATTTATTATAAAAATAAAAAAAATAATAATGATATTGTTGTAAAATGTATACCCGAATTACCTGATAATATCTCTCTAGACAACAACAACAATTTGATTATTAATGCTTCTTTTTCCCTAAGTGATTTAATTAAAAAAGAATTTGTCACTTACAGTATAGGAAATCTTATTTACGAAATAAATGTTTGTAAGCTACATGTGACTAGTAATCAACAATATATAATTAAAGGAAAGGGTATATCCTTAATTCAACCAAATGAAATATATGATAATAGTAAGAAGGGAGATGTTATTTTTATAATTCATCTTAAATAATAATAATTTAAATAATAAATTATATTATTATTATTACATGTTTGAAGATAATTATACTAAAATTATTGAACCTATATATGGAGATAATAGAGATTCGGATCAAGATGAAAAATTAACTGCAAATGTGCACTTATTTCATAAATATCAAATTAAAGAAAGGATTAATTTTTGTAATAAGAATACTTATAGTATCGACCCAGAAGGCTGTTTAGATGCGGATGATGCTTTTAGCATTTATGAAGAAGATGAAAAACTTTATTTAGCAATTCATATAGCTGACCCAACAGAGTATATAGATATTCAGTCAGAGTTGTGGGAGGATATAAAACGCCGAACTACTACCAAATATTTATCAAATAGAAAACCTATTCATATGATGCCAGATAAAGTATTAGAATTTTCAAGTTTAATGGAAAATTCGAAAGGCGATTTAAAACTAGCAATTAGCGTAGTAACGGAAATTGATAAAGAAACATACACACCTATTAATAATATTAAATTAGTATTTACAAAATTAAAAGTAAAAAAAGAAAATGCATTTACCTATTACCAAGCATCTAATAGTGATTTAAAAGAAATAAAAATAGGATTATTTATAGCAGAAAAATTAAAAGAAATAAGAGCTAGAAAAACCAAGGGAATAAAATTGAATGAATTATCTATGGCTTACCCAAAATATATAGGGGATGAAATTTATCTATATGTTGATTCAGAGCGAGAGAAAAAGGTAAAACAAATGATAGCTGAATTTGCTATATTTGCCAATTCATTTGTAGGAGAATACTTAAAAATTAATTTAAATATGGGTATTTTTAGAACTTGTCAAGCAAATGAGTGGTTAAAAACGGTATCTTCTGTTATTTCCCCTGAAGAAATGATTAAAGAAATCATTACAAATGGAATTAAAGCTGATTATCTCTCTAATGCAGAAAGTCACGACTTAGTAGGTATGCCTGAATATTGTCACTTTACTTCACCAATTAGAAGATTAGCAGATTGTATATGTCATTATTTATTAAAATATATTCATTTAAAAGGAAAAGTAGAATGTCCTTTTGATGAGATGGAGTTAATGTTATTAGCAGACCAATGTGTAAGAGCCACTAAAACAGATAAAAAAAATCAGTATTTAGATATAAAATTTAGATTATTACAGGTTATGTATAAGTTAGTAGAGAGAAATTCATCAATATTAATTGAGTATTATATTACATCTTACAAAGGATTATTTTTAAATTTAATTATATGTAAAATACAACAATATAATGTCCATATGTCCTATACATTAAGAGTTCCAGATTATAAAAAAGAAATAAATCCTAAGATAAGAAATAGTTTGATTATAACAAAAATAAATTGTTTTACCAAATATGATCAAGGAACTATTCCTGAATTAGATAATGAGTTATTACATTAGTGCTTTAGTATTCTTAATATAATTCAACATTTATAACAACTGGTAAATGATCAGAACCATATTCATGAAATCCGTCTTCAATACTTTCTGGATACCAAACACACTTATTATCGTGTATTTTATTACATCCTCTTGTCATTATATTATCAATATTCATCTTACGATCAATATAATATGTTGGACATAAATTATGTGTTGTAAAACCAGGAGTATTATATATTTTACTATTTTTTTTATATTGATGATTAAAATCTCCTCCAATTATTACATGAGAATCTGGTCTACATATATCATGTAAATTATTCCATTGTTTATATCGTGTTTTAATAGACATATCATCTAAGTGAATATTAAACAATTCACATATTTTATTTTTATATTTACATTGAGTTTGCAATCCATATTCATGTGAATAATGATATATATCTGAATCATTAAATAGTGTTCTTCGTAACATGGTAACATTACCACTTTCAGATACTTTATTATACCATTTCATTTTTTTTAAATTAGAAATAATATAGTCTTTTTCAAACAACAATTTTAATTTGGAATATTCTTTTTTCATAACCTCTTGTAACATAATAATATCTGCGTTGTATGTTTGTAATGTTTTATATATTTGTGCAAATCGAGCTTTGTGATTGAATAACATTGATGTATTTGATTTTGGATAATAAGATTTTTTCATCCATTCTGATGCTAAAATATTCCAAGTTAATATTTTCATATATTTATATATTACCTATATTATCTCTCTATATATATTCACATATTACTGCTGTGTATGTATTGTTTTCTTTTATCAACTTAAATGGTTTACCACATCCATATATCTTATTATTTTTTATTAATTTTTCACATTCATCTTTACATAAATGGGGGTCAATTTGTGTATATGAATCTTTAAATATACCATGACGAAAAATTGCACAATTAATTTCTAGGATTTCAATAGAATGGGAACAGTGAGGGCAAGTAACTATCATTAAGATATGTAAATGAAAAAAAATAAAATATACAACTCTTTGAAAAATACCTAATAGAGAGAAAATAGAGAGATTTAAATAAATTCTAAATAAATAAACTCCATTTATTTTCTTGTATTTTCTCTCTACATATTGGTTTATAGGTCTTTTTCTAAAGTGTTTCATCGTTGAAGCAACTTTTAATTTTCTTCTATTTGTAAAAGAAAAACAAAGAATTGATAAAATATATAAAGTATTTAAATATCCTTAAAATAGGGAAAATGTGTTTTTCAAATATGGATTCAGAAATATAGAGGAACAATTTCAACATATTGATTTGACATATTTTATCCTAGTTTTCGGGAAAATACATTTGGGTTTTTTGGATTCAGAAATATAGAGGAACCATTTCAACATATTGTTTTGACATATTTTATCCTAGTTTTCGGGAAAATACATTTGGGTTTTTTGGATTCAGAAATGTAGAGGATGTTTTCTTACTACTCCCTTCATATGGAGCGGCAAATTTGCTATATAAAATTACAAGTCTTTTACTACATA